TATCTGTTGGTGACCGAGTACTGGTTAAAGACCAATCTACTGCTTCACAGAATGGTATCTATCTGTGCGCCTCTAGTACATGGACTAGAACAACTGATGCAAACACATGGGATGAGTTGGTTGCTGCCTTTACATTTATCGAGAAGGGTACGACACAAGCCAACAATGGTTACATCTCAACGATTACTGCTGGTGGTACTTTAGGCACTACAGCAGTTACCTTTGCTCAATTCTCTGGTGCAGGTCAGATTACTGCTGGCGCAGGTTTGACAAAGAGTGGTAACACTATTGATGTTGGAACAGCATCTTCTAGTCGTATTGTTGTTAACTCAGACAATATCGACTTGGCGACTTCTGGTGTAACTACTGGAACTTATAAGTCTGTCACTACTGACGCTTATGGACGAATCACAGCAGGTACTAATCCAACTACTCTGAGTGGTTTTGGCATTACAGATACTTACACATCTGCCCAGATTGATACGCTGTTTGGCTCAACAGAATCTGCTGCAACAAGTGCGGCTGCTGCTGCGACTTCAGCTTCTAACGCTGCTACGAGTGCCACAAATGCCTCTACAAGCGCAGGGAATGCCTCTACAAGCGCAACGGCTGCTGCTGCTAGTGCTACGGCTGCTGCTGCCTCGTACGACTCGTTTGATGACCGATATTTAGGTGCTAAATCAACTGCACCATCTGTTGATAATGATGGCAACGCTTTGCTGACTGGTGCTTTGTACTGGAACACATCCACTAATAACTTGTTCGTGTGGACAGGTTCAACATGGACTAGCGCAGCGTTTACCTCTGGTGGTTTCTTGGTTAACACGAATAACCTGTCAGATGTATCTAGTGCTTCTACTGCTCGTACTAACTTGGGCTTGGCAATCGGCACTAACGTACAAGCATGGGACGCTGACCTTGATACATGGGCTACAAAGACTGCCCCATCAGGTGCTGTTGTTGGTACATCAGATACTCAGACCCTGACAAACAAGACCATTGAAGCTGGTACATTTACTAACGGCTACACAGAAGAAACTGTAACTGCTAACACTTCTACTGCTTATACAGTTGACTTGGCTAATGGTTCGGTACAGATTCTGACATTGACTGGTAACTGCACCTTTACATTCCCAACTGCTACAGCAGGTAAGGGTTTCACAATGCTTTTGAAGCAAGATGGTACAGGTTCACGCACAGTTACATGGCCTAGTTCAGTTAAGTGGCCTGCAAGCACAGCCCCTACAATTACATCTACAGCCTCTAAAGGTGATAAGTTTGTCTTTGTAGGTGATGGCACTTATTGGTGGGCGAGTTCAGCGGGACAGAATTACCTGTAAGGAATAACTAATGTTTAGTTCACAAAACTCTCAGGTAAGTAACGATGCTAACTACATCGAGGATGTCTTCTCTACCTATCTCTACACAGGCACAGGTGCATCACAGACCATCACCAACGGCATTGATTTGGCTGGCGAGGGTGGCTTGGTTTGGATTAAACAACGCAACCAAGCAACAAGCCATCGTTTATTTGATACTGCAAGGGGTGTTCAAAACTCACTTGCATCTAACTCCACGGCAGGAACAGCATCTTTCTCTGGATACCTGACCGCATTCAATAGCAATGGTTTTTCTGTTGGCTCTGCAAATGATGTAAATGAATCTGGATTTCCACTTGTCTCATTGACAATCCGCAAGCAAGCCAAATTCTTTGATGTTGTGACTTATACGGGGACAGGAGCGTCAAAAACTATCACACATTCTTTAGGAAGCACTCCTGGTTGTATTATTACTAAACGAACTGATTCTTCTGGGCCTTGGGCTGTTGGGCATCGTGGGATGACTAGTTTTTCTTATGGTATGTATTTAAATACAACAGATGCTGAATCTTTTCAGGCGTGGTTTAGCAATGTTGGTTCTACAAGTTTTGATATTAGTGGGAGTTCTGATTTAAACGTAAACGGAGGAACTTACGTCGCCTACGTCTTCGCCCACAACGCAGGAGGCTTTGGTTTAACTGGTACAGACAATGTGATTTCATGTGGGTCTTTTACTACCAACTCTGGTGGAAGCGCAACTGTTTCATTGGGCTATGAGCCGCAATGGGTGCTAATTAAAAGAACTACTGGAGGAACAGGTAGTTGGCAACTTCACGACAATATGCGTGGATTTTCTCTTGGAAGATACGCAGAGTTAGACGCTGAAAGCGCAGGTGCTGAAGGTGCTTTTAATGGCACATACTTATACCCAACTGCTACCGGCTTTGTTGGTAATGGTATTTTCAACACATCAAGTGACTTCATCTACATAGCCATTCGCAGAGGCCCGATGAAAGTGCCTACGGATGCGACTAAGGTGTTTGAGCCTGTTGTGTTTACTGATGCAGATAAATTAACTACTGCTGGTTTCCCTGTTGATACCGCAATTGAATTTCAGAATATTTCTGCCTCAAACCTTCAATATTTCTCAAATCGTTTAACAGCACCTAAAGCGTTAAATAGCAGAAGCACTGCTGCTGAAACAACAGAAACTCAGGTGTGGACGAGCAATACGCAAGTTCAATTATCAAACCAAGGAAACTCGTATACACGTCTTTACCATATGTTTAGACGTGCCCCCAACTTCATGGATGTGGTTTGCTGGACAGGAACAGGCGCAGACCAGACATTGACACACAATTTACAAGCAGTTCCAGAACTAATTATTTATAAAAAACGAGGCTCTACTGGTAATTGGTATACGGGCTGTAATTTTACTGGTTCTAGTTATTCCAATTTAGCTTTAAATCTAACATCATCAGCTAGTACTCTTTTGTATTCTGATGGTGGCCCATTTCCAGCACAACCTACAGCAACACAGTTTTCTGTTGGTCAGTTTTACAGTACAGCTACAACACTTGTCGCCTACCTATTTGCCACTTGCGCAGGTGTTTCCAAAGTTTTCTCATACACAGGAAACGGCTCATCACAGACTATTAACTGTGGATTTACAGGCGGGGCGAGGTGGATTCTAATAAAGCGCACCGACTCTACAGGAGATTGGTATGTGTGGGATTCTGCTAGGGGTATTGTGAGTGGGAATGACCCACACCTTAGCCTTAATACAACAGCCGCTGAAGTAACATCTGATGACACAATTGACACAGACTCAACTGGTTTTGTAGTCAACCAAGTTTCAGCAACTAATGTGAATGTGTCTTCTGCAACCTACATTGGAATCGCCATAGCGTAAGGAAAATAAAATGCAAATACGAATCAGAGAAACTGGACAAGTAATGTACGAAGGTGAATTTCGTGCATTATTCCCAAACACTTCAATGCCACAACAATTGTCAGAGGAACTGTTAAACAGTTTTGGTGCTGACGTAGTATTTGAAGGCCCACAAGCAACAGGTGGTACTGTTTACCAATACTCACAGCGTAGTGGTGTAGAGCAAGTTGATGGTAAGTGGTACACAAAGTACATTTTAGGCCCTGTCTTTATTGACCAAGTTGTAGATGGTGTAACTACTACTGCTGCTGAACAAGAGGCTACTTACAAGGCTCAGAAGGATGCTGAACAGGCTAAGTCTGTTCGTGCTACTCGTGATGCTAAGTTAGCTGAGTGTGATTGGACTCAAGTAGCTGATGCCCCTGTTGATAAGACAGTATGGGCTACATATCGTCAAGCCTTGCGTGATGTTACAGCGCAGGAGGGATTCCCTTGGACTGTTACTTGGCCTGATGCACCATGAGCGATGTAAGCCACGAGCAAATCTACGAGCGTCTAGTTGCTGTTGAAAGCAAGGTTGACCGCATTGATAACAACACAAAAGGTCTTGTAGAAGCCATTGATGCTGCCCAAGGTGCGATTAAAGTTCTTGGGTGGATTGCTTCTATTGCTCAACCGATTCTATGGATTGGTGGCGTTATTGTTGCTGCTGGTGCTGTGTGGCAGACATGGATTAAAAAATGAAGGATTGGCTGTTAGCTTTCACTAGCGCAGCCCTTCTTTGTACAACTATTGTTTGGTGTGTCTACATAATTCTGTGGACATGGTATTTATAGAGTTTTTACTAGCTGTATCTATTGAGTACAGGTGTGTTAAGTGGGCTTGGGTTGGAGATGTCTACAACAGGAAAGTCTACTGTATTGAATGGAAAAAGGTAGATAAAAAATGATTCCTTTAGACCCGATTGCTGCGCTTGATGGCTTGCAAAAAGCTATCGGCATGGTCAAGAAAGCCAGTAAGGTAGCCAATGACTTAGGTGGGCTTGCGCCTATGCTTGGTCAGATGTTTGATGCCAAGAGCCAAGCTACTAAAGCTATGCTTCAAGCCAAGAGCAAAAAAGGCTCAAACATGGGTGCTGCTCTACAGATTGAGATGGCACTAGAGCAAGCCAGAGCGTTTGAAGAAGAATTGAAAATGTTGTTTATGCAGACAGGCAAGATTGATGTCTGGAACAAGATTAAGGCTCGTCAGGCTGAGATGGACAGGGATGACGCCAAAGAAATGGCATCCCTAAAAGCATTGGAAAAAAAACAAAAGAAAGAGGAACAAGAGCAACTGGAGATGGCTATGCTTATTGGAGGGATAGCGTTCGTAATCCTTCTCGTTGGTATCGGCATCAATGAAATGATTGATTTTTGTGCAACTACCAAGCGGTGTGGTAGGTGAACCAGTATCAAAAAGACTTTGATTTAGCACTCCGAATCATTGTCTATGGTTTGGTTGCTCTCTGGTTTCTTGGGTTTTTGAAGTTTCTCCCTGATGATTTGGCAGACAGAGTTGTTAACCTTTTGCTTGGCAAGATTGGACTTGGCAAATGAAAATCACCAGTTACCAACAAAATGCAAAGATGCTTTGGGAGGCTCACAGGGTGATACACAAGCAAAATATGGAACGACTTGCCGAACTAAACCGACAAGCTGAGTTGCAAAAGAAAGCCTACGAAATCAAAACCAATTGGGTCAAGCCTAATTCTGTGGACACAATGGCATGAAATATCTACTGATTTTTATAGCACTTATGCTATCAGGGTGTGAAGACAGATACAGGTACAAGTGCCAGAATCCTGACTTCTTCCATGCTGAAGAATGTCAGAAGCCTAAGTGCTTATTTACTCAGCAATGCCCAGAATACTTAGTAGCACCAATTCTTGAGAAAAAGGTTAACGATGTCCAACAGCCAGAAGCCAAACCTAACAACTGAAGAATTTGAAGTCCGAGTGTGGGGCTTTGTGGTCATTGTGGTGACCTGCATCTTGTGCTTTATCGTGATTGCCCTGCTCTACTCTGTAACCTTTGTTACACAGCCAATCAAGAGCATGGCCCCGATTGACCAAGCATATACCAAGATGCTCAACGACATTGTTCTGTTGATTGTTGGCGGTATCGGTGGCGTGATGACCAAGAGAGCAGCAGGTGCAGCAGCAAAGGCTTTTGGAAGCCCACAGCCTCCAATGCAACCAATGTGTCAACCAATGGGTTTTAATGGCTCTATGGGTGGTTATAACTCGTCCTATGCGCCTACGCAGTCTGCGTATGGTTTGCCTAGTCAACCATTTGGTGCTATGCCAGTTTGGAAGAATCCAGAACTAGATGAATCATGGACTCCTCCCCCTCCTCCGACTACGCCTCCAGAGCATCTTGAGGATGACAATGAGCGTGAGGAAATTGCACAAGCAAGAAAAGAGGCTGAATGATGTTGCCTATTCCACTACCTTGGTTGATTGTTGGTGTTTTGGTATCTCTCTTTGGTACATACCGAGTAGGGCATCACTATGGTTGGCTAGAGCGTGATAACGACATGAAAATAGCCATTGCTAAGAAGAATGAGGAAGCTAGGGAGTTAGAGAAGAACATGACTTCCAAGCTGTCAGACCAAGAAACTAAACTGAGAAAGGCACAAGATGAAATTGCTAAAAAGAAGTCTGCTATGCACGAGCTTGCTAGGACTGGTAAGTTGCGCCTCCCAACCGCCAGTTGTCCACAAGCCAGCCCAAGTGCCTCCCCTGCCTCTGGAGATAGCAGACCCGAGCAACCCGATGCAAGCGAACTTGAGCGACAGACTATTGCAACTCTTATCGACATCGCAGCCGAAGGAGACAAAGCAATCACCAAACTCAACTCCTGTGTCGCAGCCTACAACGAAGTAAGGAATCTAGTAAATGGTCAATAGTGAACAACTCAAAAAGATGCACATTGGTGAGCAATGGGTTGACGCATTGAACGAGACTTTTCAGCGTTTCAATATCCTTACACCACACCAGCAAGCGTCATTTATTGGTCAGGCAGGACATGAGAGTGGTAACTTCAGAATGTTGGAGGAGAACTTAAACTATCGTGCTGAAACCTTAATGAAGGTATGGCCCAAGCGTTTTCCAACATTAGAGTTTGCAAAACAATACGAAAAGAATCCCAAAAAGATAGCTAATTCTGTCTATGCCAATCGTATGGGTAATAGGGATGAAGCCTCTGGGGATGGGTATCGTTTCCGAGGCAGAGGACTTTTTCAGCTTACTGGTCATGCAGGGTATTTCCATGCAGGTCAAGCCTTGGGTGAAGACTTTGTTATGCAACCCGAATTAGTGGCTACACCTAAGTACGCTGCTATGACTGCTGGCTGGTTCTGGAATACCCACAAGTTAAACCAGTATGCTGACAGAACAGATTTCTTGATGATGACAAAAAAGATTAACGGAGGCACGATAGGATTGGATGACCGAATCAAGCATATCAATCATGCCTTGGACATATTAAATGGCTAACATACCAACTCAACAAGATGCAGAACTGTTCGCACAAAGCGTAAAAAAATGGCAACAGGTGCTGTCTCTTGGTGATTGGAGAATTGAAAAAGGCATAAAGCCAGCCAAGGGTGCAATGGCATCTGTTGAATTTACTGATAACGCTAGATTAGCTGTTTATCGGTTAGGTGATTTTGGTGCAGAAAAGATAACACCTGAATCACTTGATAAGACTGCACTCCACGAGTTATTGCATATCTTTTTGCATGACTTGATGTGTGTAGCTACAGACCCAAAGTCCTCAGATGAGGATATTGAAATGCAAGAGCATAGGGTTATTAACTTGCTAGAAAACCTATTGACCAAGGATTCCAATGGGCGCACATAATCAGACTTGCACAGACGTTGAGTTTATTAAACTGTGGGGCGAACTTAAATCAGCAGCGAAAATTGCACAACATCTTGATATTGCAACCAGAGCAGTTTTCTTGCGTAGACGTTGGATAGAGGAACACTACAAGATTAAGTTAGGTTCTGATGACCATCGTGGTGCTAAATACGACTCTAGCAGACAAAAATCTTTTTCTCCTTTAAAGCAAATAAACCTTGGCATAGAGGATGGAGTGGTGTTGGTGTTCTCTGATGCTCACTTCGTGCCGCACCAACGCACTACAGCCTTTAAAGGGCTTCTATGGGCTATTCAAGAGTACAAACCTAAAGCGGTGATATGTAATGGTGATGCTTTTGATGGTGCGTCTATATCTCGTCACGATGCTTCTGACCAACCACAAACTTCTGTCATTCAAGAGTTAAAGGCTTGTCAGGCAATGTTGGGGGAGATTGAGGAAGCAGCTAAAGCAGAGCGACACAATGTAAAGCTAATCTTTACATACGGCAATCACGATGCTCGGTTTGCTACTCGACTGGCAAACAATGCACCTCAGTTCAAAGATGTCCAAGGGTTTAAATTACCAGACCATATCCCAGATTGGGACTTCTGTTGGGCTTGTTGGCCTACAGATGAGGTCATTGTGAAGCACAGATATAAGGGTGGTGTTCATGCCACACACAACAATACTGTAAACGCTGGTGTGTCTATCGTTACTGGTCACTTGCACTCATTAAAGGTTACGCCTTTCTCTGACTACAATGGATGTAGATACGGAGTAGATACAGGAACTCTTGCAGAGCCTGATGGCCCACAGTTCACTTATGGCGAGTTAAATCCATCTAATCACAGGTCAGGCTTTGCGGTGCTGACCTTTTTTAATGGCAAGCTGTTATGGCCTGAGTTAGTCCACAAGTTTGATGAGGGACAAGTGGAGTTTCGTGGCGATGTTATTGATGTGAGTTTATTTTGAGTGCTTGGCTAATTATTCTCACAGGGGCAATCTACGCCTACATAGCTGGTGAGCAGCTTTGGAAAGATAACCCACACATGGCTATTGTCTATGCAGGTTATGCTTTTTCAAATGTCGGACTCTACCTTCTTGCGAAGTGATTTAACTGCTCTGTACTTAACATTCCATTCATGTTCTTCTTGAAACTTAATGAAGTCATAGAATGTTTTAACTACATCAAAGTCTTCAGTTTCAATGGTTATCTTGTCTCTGAAATAACCAAAGTGCATTTCAAATTTCACAATGACTCCTTGACGAACAATCCATTAGGCAAAAGCGTACCCCTACGATTCTTTATCTGGTCGTATGCTACTTCCATGCAGTCTACCAGATTGAGGTCTTGCAAAGCGCAGTAATTAACAAGGCAGACCATGACATCACCAACAGCGTCCACAATAGCTTCCTTGTCTTTCTTAATGGTTGCATCTGCTAGTTCTCCCATCTCTGACATTGCTTTTAGAAGTTGAACTTCTGGTGTACTGTTAGGAATAATCTTTCTTTGTTGCGCCCAAATAATTATGTTATTTTCTACTGCTGCGTATGACATATTTAACCTTTCAAATTGTTGAAAATTCATGAACTTTTCGTTTTGCTAAAACATATGCTTGATGTGCTTCTTCTGGTGTAGAAAAATATCCAATATGCTTTCCCTTTCCATCAGTAGTCACAACTGCTCTATAACGATTTTTAACTTTATATACACCTTGAAATCCAAGTTTATTGTTTGCTCTTGGTCTTCTTTGATTTTGTATATTTTGAGCATCTGTTGCTTCTCTTAAATTTTCAATTTTGTTGTTTGATGGGTTGCCATCAATATGGTCTAAATGATTTTCAGGAAATTTTCCGTAATGCCACAACCATATCAATCTATGAAGTTTATATGTTGTGTAATCTACACTTGCTAAGCAATATCCAGATTTTGTTGTATGGCCAATAGGTGTACCAGCTTTCCATCGCAAACTTGAATTTCCTCTACCTCTACTAAACTTTCTTATTAAGCATCCATCTTTGTATTCAAACAATTCTTTCAGACGTTCTTGCGTAATCATATAAGTCCTATGGTGTTAAATGATAAATCATTATATACCAAACATATCTATCCTTTTGAGTTTGCAAATTCGTACCACATCACATAAAAGTCTTTCAAGAAATCAAGACCCTCACCAATCTTTACGCACCTGCCTAGCACTATCTGGAACACACTACCGACTTCTGTTTGTTCTTTGTCTGTGTTTCCAATAATGACCAGTACAGTAAATTTAGGCACTTGAGCAAAAGCCTGTAACAACAACTCTTGTCCCTTTGCCATTTTCTCGTTTGGCTTTTTCCATTCACCAATTAAGAAGTGTCCTCTCCTCTCGCAAATCATGTCTATGTTGCTAGGCAAGAAGTGAGGATTGCTTTGTATCAACCTAGCGAAATCACGGAAGTCAGTATGACTAGCCAGAGAGTTCCGCATTTGATTAGGTGGGCTACTCATGTTCGTCCGACATTGCTGTCCACTTTCGCCCATAAATGGTGAAGCCTACTCGCTGCGTCTGTGATTGCAAAACGGGACGGAGTTGCACCGCGACCTGACACCCGCACAGCATCCGCTTTTGGCTTCGTAAACTTAAAATGGCGCGTCTTCATCAAAATCTTGATGAGGAGAACGTTTTGTAGGTGCTTTAGCTTCTTTCTGGTCTTTTGCTTTAATAGACAATGACATGAATTTAGTTCCGTCTTTGCTTTCTTTTATCCATGCGCTAATCCAGAAATCTACACCCTCTACATTGAGTGACCCTTTGTAATGAGGAAACTTCTCATCATCCCTGCGTTCATTCTTAAATAACGCACCACGATTTTCATTGTTATATTCCATTTAAACTTCCTTTGCTTTCTTGATGGCGCTTCTTACATTGCTTGGCATCAAAGTCCAAAGAGCAACCTTTTGGTCAGCCTCTAAGTTCTCTTTCTCCAACCTAACCCAAGCAGCCTTTGGGTCTTTCTCACAAATAGCAATTAGTTCAACTGCTAATTCGTCAAGATACCTAAGTTCTTCAATAGGTAACTCATCTCGTATTCCTTGCGCTGGTGCAATGACTGGTGCTTTCTTTTCTTCCTTGAGTGGAGCAGAAGAATCCAGAGCATCATGCTCAACGATTTCCATTGCTGTCATCCAGAGATACCTACGCTGGTATGTTTCTACTGCACCAAGATTTTGAATAGCGTGTGCGCCTTTTAAATTGGCTTCTACCATTGGTGATGTAATGACAATGTTAGTCCCATCGTCAACGTCTGTGATTGTAAGACTTGCATATTCTGTATCGTATGAAATAACTCCGCACAATCCTATGCTATGGAAAATCTCATTGATTTGAGGCAGAAAGTCGCCAAGTTCAAAATATTGGTAGCCAGCAAACTTGTTGTGTCCTGACTTCTTTAGCTGCATAGATTGCAAAGCCATCCGAGCGTTCATTAACTTCTTATGTACCATTTCATTCTTCCTTTAAATATTCTTCAATCATTGCTTCTTTGTCTTCTTCATAGAGGTCTGAAAACTCTACAAAGTGGTTTTCTGCACAGCATGAGCCGTAGGTCTTTGGTTCAGTACAGTAAACACAATACAAGCCGTGTGATAAGTCCTTGATTGCGTCTTCTCTGGTCATTGGATTCTGCCAATCTGTTTAGCAACTAACCACTTGTCGCCAAGCTTAAGAACTGACCTGACCCATTTACGTTGGTTGTACTGGTTGACTTGTTGTGGAACTAAACTGTTGTTGTACAGTTGACGAGCCTTGCGTCTGAGTTGTTCTGTTTGCATTAGGATTGTCCTTGATAGTGTGTAAAAAATTCATTTGCTTTTTGTTTGTAAGCAGCATGAGCTTTTTCTGGTGTATCAAACAATCCAATATGATGATTTTTCCTGTTGTGTGTAATTTGCGCCCTCCATTTATTTTTAAATGAAGTTACACCTTTAAAGCCAGATGTATTGTTATTTTGTGCGCCTCTGTTTTCGTGGTTTTGCTTGTTTGTAACAACACGCAAATTGCACAATCTATTGTCTGTTTTATCGCCATTTATATGGTCAATCTGCTTTGGCAATTCGCCATACACATAAAACCACACCCAACGATGCGCTTTAAGGCGCTTTTGAGCAATGCAGATTTCTACATAACCCTTGTCTGTAATCCAGCCAAGATGTTGGTTGTATCGTCCTTGTGGTTTTTTCTTGAGCCAACTAAACAATCCTGTTGTTTGGTCATAGCTAACAAGTGATTTGAGTTCTTCTTGCGTCAACATATAAACTCCTATCCGCGCCATGCCAACATTACACCGATACCGCCAAAGATGATGACAGCGAGTGTCCATTCAATTAACTTTTCTTTCATTTGCTTTTCCTTAAAAGTACCCTCACGATTTGTTTGGGCTGACGTCAGTATATCA